GTGAGGGGATTTCATACTTTGATGATGGTGGGTGTCTGGTTGTTTTTGGAAATACAAAAGAAGAATGTTTAGAAAAATTGGATGATCAGATTGAAATTGGTAGCTGCATCCATGAAGACTTTAATTATCTTTTGTTTGATGGTATTGTGTATAATATTGAATCAACTTTTAAAATGGTGATCACTAATGAGTAATGATATTGATGTAACTATCTCAGGATCAGCCAATGCTGGTAAATCAACTATTGCACGTTTATTGAAACTATGCCTTCAAATTAACACCAAAAAACAAAACCAAGTTTCCATGGGGGAGAATATTACAATTGATGATTTTGATGGACAGAATGATATTGGTGATCTGATTGAGCTGATTGATGCTCTTAATCGGCTCAGTGAAAAGGGTACTAAAATAAACATCAAAACAGTCCAAACACCAAGGGAAAATAATGAAAGCCCCACCGATTAATAGAATAGTATATCATAAAGGTGATGTGGTTAATGCGGCCTTGAGTGGTGAATACGATATCTTCATGCATGGTTGTAACTGTATGAGCATTATGGGGGCTGGTGTAGCTCTACAGGTGCGTAGTCGAATCCCTGCCCTATACAAAGCTGATCAGGATTATCATATTGATCATCCTGAGCGTTTGGGCTTGTGTAGTTCTGTTATCGTTAATGATGTGATGATGTTTAATTTGTATACTCAGTTTGCCACTGGTAGAACAACTAGACATCTAAACTATGGCGCACTTGTAAGCTCTTTAACATACGCCATAGATAACTATTCCATGGAGAACAGATTAGAAGGTAAAGTAATGATCTGTCTTCCTAAAATTGGTTGTGGTTTAGCTGGTGGGGATTGGGAAATTGTAGAGGAAATTCTGGCTTTTATGGAATTTAATTGGTCAATCGAATTCCATGTTTATAATTTTGTATGATAGTATGAACAATGTGTATAAATTTTATCTACATTTCTACAGTTACTACAGGATTTTATAGAGAAATCATAACAGGTGTTTGTGGTCCGTCCGTAACTAAAGATCAATTGTCATTAAGGTTTCTTACCAATGAATTAGGGGCGATAGACCTCTATGACGGAAGATTTTGTATTATAAAAGTGTACGAAGTATAAATTATAAAGGAAATTGAAAATGAGAGTATTTAAAGCAGAATACGCAAAGAAGTTAAAAATCAACTACAAGGGTGGTCAATCATATACAGCTACCCATGTAGCAATGATCAGTGTCTTTCAAACGTATGGTGGTGGTCATGACATTGAGTACACAACAGAAGTAGGTTGTTATGTTAATGCTGTACCTAGTAGCATTGTATCTGATTTGAAACAATTCTATATTGGCAGTCAAGATGTTTTGTCTATTGAGTTGAAAGGTGCTAGAATAAACGGCATTGAACTGGACTACGCAAAGAAAGTTTTCATCAAATAATAAAAAGGTTGTATGAATGAAAGCATCATCTGTTAAACTAATTGATTTGGGTACTTCACAAGATTGTATAGAAATGATCAATGCAATCGAAAACGATCCTATCAATTTCTCTAAAGAGAGTGGGTTGAGAATAGAAGCAGAAAACAAAATTGCTTCCTTAGAAGGGCTTATGGCTATATATGAAACCAAAGGCTATAATTAATGTTGTAATCTTCTTTCACTATGATACAATGTATTTGTAGTGAAAGAAGATTACCCCACTAGGAGATATGATAATGGATACAGGACACGAATTTTATCTTTTATGTAAATCATGTAATTTTAAAGAAATTATCCCCGATTTAAAATCAATCAAGAAAAATGGTCGGCCTCTTACAAAGTCTCCTAAATGGTGGTGTGATGGTATCGAAGATGCTGATTTTGCATACCAGACTAATTTAGGTTGGAAGTTAACAAAGGGTGGTGAAGGTATTATCAATCACGCCTTGTAATCATAAACTCAGTATGAGATAATATCCTTGTAGTGAGAGATTACCACCAATTAGGAGATTAGATATGAAAAACTCTAACCAATTTCTACGTGAAATGTTTTTAGATTACTTTAACAACTACCTTAGTGTTGCTAAGTTTGCAGAACACAATGAAATTAGTATGACAATGGCAACATTGTTGATTGAAATGGGTAGGGAGTTGCACGAAGAATATGTTCAACTTCTTAAAAATCTTGAACTGATTGATTATAGTTCTAACGACTGAGGGGTGGATTATGAATTTAATCATAGGATTAATAATTGGTTTTTTATTTGGTGCAGTGTTTATATTATATGCATTGCGTATTATGGCTCAAGAAAACAAGACCTTGACAATACGAATGCAAAATCGCCAAAAAAGGTCTAAGACTTTTGATCCAGAATGTAGAGAGGATTATTATAAGCAATAGCCAAAATACTGATTGACGACAATGATTCAGTATGAGATAATATCCTTGTAGTGAGAGATTACCACCAATTAGGAGATTATATTATGAGCCGATACATTCCAGAAATCGTTGATAGCTATCCAGCATACGACATCATCAAGCCTCGCAAATGTACACTTACCAATCTTCCAGTGTTTAAGGATAATGATGTGGTAGGGCTTAAAAAAGAGTCTCGTTTAAACAGCTTCTACTACTCCATGTTCACTTTCGGGTCTGTTGTAAGTTACGCAATTGAAAACAACAGTGATCCAATTGAGTCATATAATGATGCAATTGATCGTGGTCATGATCTACACTGGCTGAATTCAAATTGTGTTTCCATCACTTCCAATGACGAAGCCAAAGAAACCTACTACGAAATCAACATCAATGATGAAATACTTTTTGAAGGCATCGTGTTTCGGGTAGAAAAAGACTGGAACAATAATCTGAAACTTGTTAAGGTAACTACCAAGCGCGAACTACTTGACAATTATAAAGTATAGAATCATCAAGCCTCGCTCTGAGGCTTTTTCTTTAAACAGAGGAATACCATATATGATCTACGTATCACCAGATTTCAGAATCAAGCCAGACAAGTATTGTTACATCCTCGAAAGTCGATCAGACGGAAAGACAAAACAAACGGGGGATCATAAAGACATCTGGACAGTGAGTTATCATCCAAGTTATACTCAGATAGGTATGAAAATCCTCAAAGACTCTCTGAGCAAAGAAATTGTAGAGGGTAGTTGCAAAGAGCTTACCCATATTGATGATACACTAGAGCGCCTTGCCGAAAGTCTAGGACAACAAATTTCAAAAGTAGATGGTGATGAGAATGAATCATGATACCCGTGAACAGCTAAAAGAAGCTATCGAACAGCTAAAAGAAGCTACGCATTCTATTGAAGATTCGGCATCTGTATATTTTGTTAAGTGTGTAGCTCATCACTTAAATGAAGTGTATTTTATTGATTATATGGATGCTATTCGTATCGCTTCATCTATTAAAGTGGTGCTTAATTTTTCTATTGAATCAGATGAAGATAGAAAAGTCTTTGATGAGCTTGCTATGGTATATGCAAATGTTATCGTTAAATTAACAGAAAGCGTTTTTGATAATCAGCAGCGTGATTTTGAAGTCATGAAAAATTTTGCTCTACAAACTCATGTGAAATTTTAATAAAAAGGTTGTTTTGTTATATGTTTGATCTTCACCTAGTATTAGATAAAATTCTCGATGTTGTATATGGTACTGATATTCGTTATTGTGTAACTGTTAATGGTACTGTTACTCATTACAGCCGCTCATATAGAAAAGCTTCTATAGCCTATGAAACAGAAACACAATTTGCTAAGTTGTTCAAGACCGTAACTAACCTTTCACTTGTACGCACAAAATGCAAAAGAAAGGAATATCTTAAGGTCAGGACAATAGGTGGTGGTGATGTGTGATTATACAGAAAAGGATTTCCAACAACTATTGACTGACGATTTTTGTATAAAGAAGCGTCATGAAATTTCTGTACCGAACATCACCACTTGTCATGATTTTTGGGAAGCTGATCTTCTATCAATGACCAAATCTTATCTGTTGCATGAATTTGAAATCAAAACAACACGATCAGATTGGGTAAAGGAAAAGCGAAGCATTGAAAATAAGTCTGATGATGGTTGTAAGCTAAGACGCGCTTACGCTCTCTCTAAGCAGCTTAACGAAAAGATGGACTTGGGTATAGCCCCTAACTACTTTTGGCTGTGTGCGCCTTCTAACGTAGTGAGAGAGGAAGAAATACCAGACTATGCAGGACTCATAGAAGTATACGATTTTAGAAAGAAAACAAGGATTCGCGTTATCAAGGATGCACCGCGCTTGCATGATGGGAAAGCATCTGATAAGATCATGTACAATATGATGAGAAGTTTGAATTTTAAATTCTGGAATTCGAAAAGGAAATGGTACAATGCTTAGTTTTTTGATTGCTTTGGTAACATTTATAGGCGTTTGGCTTTTGTTGGGGGTTATAGGATTCATCTGTCTAGTATTCGTTTATGCTTTAGTAGGTGAAAACATTAAAAAGAATCATCCAAAACATTTTAATGATATAATGAAAGAACAGACTCATATGGTTATTTTAACTTATATGGTGTTTGGTCCTGTTGGAATAATTTGTTCTGTTTTGGCATTCTTCAATAACTTGAGGGTTAAATGAAATATGATTGACATCAATAATCCACTTAAGTTATGCAGTATCGTGTATGATATTGATGATGTTCTGGCCGATTTTTGGAAGACAGCCCTTCCACTATTCAATAAAGAATTTAACAAAGATTTGAAACTAGAAGAAATTACAAGCTATAATAATTTTCTTGAAGGGTCTGGTATAACAAAAAGAAGAATTTATGAATTTCTTGAAGTATAGAATCCCTTTTGGGGAGATACAACCAACCCCTTATGTGGATTTGATGAATGCTCAGTATCGTCATGGGCATAAGATCAGCATTGTCACAAGTCGTGACTATCTACCTGATGCGGATTTGATCACACGAAAATGGCTTAAAAGTGTTGGTGCGCTTTACCATGATCTATATATCTCAGGAAAGAAAAAGAAATCAGATTTCTTTCCTGATGTGGTTGACGTAGTGTATGATGATCATTCAATGAACATTGATCACTTTCTCGATTCTGGTATACTTATAGGAACAGGTTTTATCGTTGACAAACCTTGGAACAGGAATTATAAGCGTGAAGGTGTGATTAGGAAGTTTTTAAAATCGTAATGGAGAATTTAGTTACGCGCCGAAGCATCTCAATTAGAAGATGAGAAATCATAAAGTGATATAAATTTGGTGTAGTTTACTTGTCATTTTTCAACTAAAACACCTTAATGTAGACTATTTTTTACAAAATAATTATGTGTTGGTGAAATATTCAATAAGAAAGCTGGCCCATGTGAATCATGGAACAACAGACAGACACAACTAATCATTGTATAGAGGGAGAGTTTAATGGACACAACACAAATACACGGTGTAGAACTTCGCACTGATGGTGATATGGTAGTTTTGCATAACAACAGGAATGGTGGGTTTGAGGAAGATACCTTTTTTAATTTTGATCATATGATCAACCATGTGCTAACTTTTAAAAAAGAACCAGTGTTTTTGGATGTTGGTTCATACACAGGAATCTATTCAACCTATGCAGCCAAAAGAGGTTGTCATGTGGAAGCGTTTGAACCTAACCCAAACGTTCATGAACGCTTTGTAGAGAACGTGACCCACAATTATAATAAGATGGGTGGTTGGTCAGGTATGATTCGTTATAACCGCTGTGCGTTGTCTGACGAAGATGGGGAAGCTTGTTTTTATACTAACCCCGCTGTTGACCTAACATCTGGTGGTTCTTTGGAATCCACAATTCCAGTAAACAAAGAAATGCATCACGTAGAAACTAAACGGTATGATAAAAACTTTCTCATTCCAGATATTATCAAGATTGATGTCGAAGGGCATGAAATGCAAGTATTGTATGGTATGATGGATACCTTGATCAAAGGAAACCCATACATGATCATTGAAGCTAACACAGACAAACAGGCCCAACCAATCATGAAGTTTATGGTTAAAAAACTTGGTTATAATTTTGTTGGAACTTATGACCAAAGAAACCTTATCTTTGCGCCAACGATAACACCATAATATTACGAAATGTTAATAAACAGGAAACGAGTGAAAAATGTTTATAAATAGAAATACTAACACAAAAGGTTTAACAATGATCCCTATTCAAAAACGCAATTATTATAATCCAGAGATTCTACCCACAAGTAGTTTTTCGGGTTGGTATGTGGGCGAAAAGGAATGGGGGCGTTGTGGTGAGAAGATGGGTGTTTAAATAAATCCAAAAGAATCTCAGAAAAACAAAAAGCCCCTTGACACCAAGGGGCTTTTTTCGTATACTGGATGTAGAAATTGAGAGAACGCAGGAGAATAAATTATGAATGATGCAGAAGGTATTATTAAAATTATTGAAGATCATATAGCAGATGCTACAGAATCTTTAGAGAGGTGTCCCGCTGGTCATCCACTTGAAAACAATAAGATTGTGTATTTGAGAGCGTTGAATAATCTTAAAGCTGACTTAATTAGAAGTGACTATGTTTGATAATCTGGTAGTTAAGAAGTATCACAGTGGAATCGTTACATGTGAGTATGTACCCTTTCCACAAATGAGAAACACAATGACATTGGTTGTGATTTTTAATGACAAGGGACAGACAACAATTTTTGAAAGTAAGGTTTACAGTCGCAAGGAAGATGTGGTAAGATATATTTAAGTTGAGTAGGAGATTAGATATGTTGAAAATTCTTGATTATGAAACAAGATGGATAGAGAGTGAAAAAAGATACGCCAGTTATGCGATCTATATAGACTTGACCCAATCCAGTACAGTGTATGGATCAACGGTTAAGGAAGCGGAAGACAGGTTAACATGGATGCTTATTGGTGATGATTACTGAGTAGGGGGATTTGCCCATCCCCGGTTTGCGTAGGGCAGTAGTAGGGCTGTTCGTTGCAGACGCAGCCCGAAGGAGATTTGCGGATATAGCTCAGTCTGGTTAGAGCGTGAGGCTTCCACCCTCTGTGCAACGGTTCGAATCCGTTTATCCGCTCCAATTCATTTGATGAGTAATTTTATTATGCGGCATCAATTTAAAAAATTTCCAACCTCAACAAAGCGTATGGGTTGGCTTGAAGGGAATTACGATAGAGGAACAGATGAATACAATGCAGCCTTTAAGGGTATGTATTTTATGTTAAGTGAGTTTCGTGGATACACTATGAAAATTTATGAGCAACGTGACGAAGCGGTTAAGCTTATCAAAGAAGGTAAAGTTGATGAAGGTTTGGCTTGGCTTGATAAGATTGGGGCTTTATAATGACCATACCAAATACACTTGATGAAGCCGTTGATTTATTGTTAACATTTGAAGGTATTGATGAGCCACCAAAGGAGCAAGACGATGACCAATAACAAGTCATGGGTGACCAACACCCTGAACCAGCTTGAAGACCGAATACGAGAGCTTGAGGAACAGTTGAAACAGGCCCAGCAGGCTGTGAGTGTGCCGGATGAGTGGAGTGTTCACTTTTCAAGTGGTGCCAACTTAATTAAGCCGTGCATGGTTATTCAAGACCCCCATGGAGTCAGGCAGGGATTTAACAGAAGCGAAGGTATCATTTTTGACTTTCTAAAACTGATATACACCCACCCTGCCAGTTGTTCGGAAATTCCGAATAGCTGCGAGCCTGTGACACTCCAACCAACTAACGCTTGGCAGTTTTTCCAAGATGGGGAATGGCGTGTGGGATCAAACCTCAATAATCACAAGCAGAATACAATAGATGG